TTTCTAGATAGCACAAGAACGAATCTGCACCACTCATCTCATTCGTTTCATTTATCTCAGATGCAATCAACTTTGGATTAACAAAGTAATGATTTTCATTTAGAGTAATGAATTCTCTGTTTGCAAATGATGAACGAGTAAACGATGTCTGAGAACCACTAGGAGATCTAGCAGTAGTTGTTCTAATCGAAGCATTCAAAGTTGTATCTGGATGTTCAACTGTTGGTATTTGAACTTGAACTTGATCCATCATTACATTTTCAGTAGCCCTCACATTATTACCACCAAATCTAGAACCTATATTTGCTCCTGTTGTTGTAGTAATAACATAGTAATCCATCTGTGGATATGTAATAGATGTGTGTGTTTTATTAATATCAGTCAAAGGAATGTTATTAATATGATACAACTCTACCTTTGCACTATAACCAGTAGCATCAGCATCAGATGAATTTGCAGTATAGAATTCTTGGGCTCCAACAGCATTAATGTTTCTTGTTACACCAGTAAGTTGTCCACTAGAGACACCAGTATAAGTGATAACCTCATGTGGATATTCTGCCGGATCATGTTCTTCACCATTTTCGTCTAGTTGAATAATTTTTGCATAACCAGTAACCCCATTAACAAACCTATATTTACCAGCAGGATTATTAAATGATGTTGTATCAGAAATACTAATTGATGTAGCAGTTGTAGAAACATCAGCAGATATTGAAGTAGAGATACCAGAAGAGACACCAGTAATTGTTACATTGTTTCTTGAGGCCTCATACATTCCATGATCATCATGGAATACTTTAATACTTGCACTTCCTAGTTTAGCAACAATCACCGCAGCACTAGAAGGAGCACTATCAAATGTCAATGTTGTTCCACTTACACTAAATGCAGTCGTAATTGTTCCATCTAAAGTTACTTCCATAAGGGATGTAGATGGATTACTCTTTGTCATTGTGAAGGCAGTTGTTGAACCATCACCAGTTCCAGAAAGAATTGTTATTGGGTCAAAAGACTGTAGTGGATTTGGATCTAGAACTTCTACATCCTCTTCATCCAATACTTCATTTCTCAATTCAATCAAGCCAGTAACATTGGTATCAAACTTAGCACGATATAACTTGAATTTCAAGTCTTCCATATCAAATGCAGTCCAAGTAGTATTATTCTGTGACTTAAACAAAACTCCCAAATATGGTTGTTCTGAAACAAGTCTCTTTCCACCAACATCAATTTCTCCCATACGAGAAATCCATGCAAGATACTTATCACTGTTTGTATGAAGAACGATACAATACTCAGTTCCATCTTTTACATAGACAGGAGCCTCAAACTCAAATGTCGTAGCAACACTTGCAGTGCTGGATGTATTTACTTGATTTGGTTCTAGAGTTCTAGATGCATGTGGAAGAACCGTTGTTGTAGGATAACCATTATCCATCTCACGAATCTCACATGTAACTGGAAGAGTTTTGTCTTTCTGTGAGAAGAATGCATCAACCTTTGTGATATATTCACCACCATCTGCCTGAGGCATAAAGGACTGTGCAAGCGGATCCCACCATCCAACAACTCTTTCTCTTGTTGATGTCTTTTTAACATTCTTGGTCTGAGACACAACTTGTGTTTTTACTACTGCATTTCTTGTTGCAATAATTTTTTCTTGAACAGTGTTTAATACACCAGATGCACGATATATTGTTTGTGCAAATGTATCAGCAATATCACTGTTTGTTGCAGAAGAAGTCAGTCTGAATAATCTTTTACCAGTTTTAAACTTAGGATTGCCACCAATCTTTGGATCTGGAATTGAGAAATAACCAGCAACATTACCAGCAGCATTTGTTACCAATGCGTAATCGTTTCCTTCAATGCCTGGATTGTTAGGATCAGAATAGTCTAGGATTAACTCCGTTCCACTTGATGGAGTAACAGTTCTTGTTCCGTTTCTTACACCAATAGTGATTTCATTAGTCTTATCTTTTCTTCTGTATTTTTTATGTTCAAATAAAGCATATCCTTTACCGTGAGCAAGTCCCCAGCCGGGCCGTTTCCATCTTTTACTCGACTTTAATTTATAATTGGCACCAGCACTTCCCCTCCAAGGAATTAGTGTTGTGTTCTGGTCATAAGCCTTAATCCAATATAGTCTATCATTAGCACCAATAACACCATTTGTGTCAGTTGCAAAAATTCTAAAGTAAATCTCTCCCTTATTGCCAGCAGCAAGATTGAGTCCACTGAGAAGAATTCTATTATTTCTTTTGCCAGGATGTTGTTGCGAAGTTACAATATTAGTCCATGAATCTGGATCATCTGGAGTATGAGACCAATCTACTGTAATTAGAAGCGGATTTCCTCCAACCTTATAATATTTTATTTCAAGTTGGTCTATTTGTGTCCACAATGGAGAAGCAGGAATTTTTACCTTTTTATATGCATTAGCATTACCAACTACAGAACCACTCACTGGTGTCACATAAGGTGATACATCTTTATTATCAAAGAATGGATAAACCCTAGTAAAAGGACGCATTCCAGTTGCTTCAAAGTATACATTTTTCTTACGAATGAATGGAACAACTGCCCTAGATAGAGTTCTTGTTCCTAGTGATTTTCTATCAATCTTTGGAACAACAGTTGTGCGAACTCCCTGTCTAGAAGACTTACCTCTTTGTGTAGTCACTGTTCTTTGAACAACAGCACGACCTCTACGAACACCCAATTGTCTAGAGCGAGAGAAAGACCGTTCTCTATATTGATCTGTTTTTGTAGATGTTGTTCCTGTCCACTGTGTTTGCCAAGCATTCCATACTGTTCCGATTGCATTTTTATTTGCAGCAAGAACTGAATCAAAATTGCCTTCACGATTAATTACAAGAGCAGGAAGACGTTTAACTTCAAACCATCTATCAACAGAAGGTTTTAGTATCATATTACCAGCCCATGCAAAATTAAGAACAGGGTTTAGATTTTCAACACGAGTTGCATACGGTTGTTCAGCAACAACTACATGTTCATATGGAAGGGTTGCAATGTCAGCTTCAGAGACAACATAATTATCTCCTGCCCTTGCAAGATCAACATCGGCTTCGTCAACATCGTTTACTTCTTTAAGTTTAACATTTTTCATGTTATACTTTGGACGAAGTTCTCCAGCCTGTAAATCCATAGAAACTTTATAATCGGGATGTCTAACATCTCCAGTTCCATGTCCAGCAAAATTATCTACAACAAAACCAGACTTAAATCTGTCAAGTCCGTTTGCGTCTTGAATTTGGAAAGACTCCGTGTCTTTTTCTAAAAGAGAAAGTGATGTATAGTATTCAATATTTTCAATACGAGATTCTAGTTTACCAATATCACGCATTGTATATCTACGATGTATTTCTGGTGTAACACGAATATCATCAATGTTAATTACAAACGCAGGCATATCCAAAGTAACCAACTTCATAGCATTATCAAGTTCGGCCGGTGCCTCTGGACTTTCAGCAGGAGTTCCAGAAATAACTCTAAAGTTACCTTCTGGAGTTAAGTAAACAGAATCAATTCTAGGAAGATAATGTTCTAGATTATAAGTTACGTTTTGATTATCTACTGGAATAAGAATATCGTTACCACCAGTTCCACCGTAGGTTCTTCCTTCAAAGTTAAAGGAGTAACCAGTGACAACTTCAGCAGAAACAGAACCAGTAGATAAAGTAATACTTTGAGGAGAGCCAACAGAAACATCGGCAACCTTTGCCCTAAAGTCAATACAATCTCTCAAGTCAAATTCACCAGAAGGTTCTCTTTGTTCTGGATCAACTTTAGTTGCAGTATAGGTTTGAATATCTGCATAACCAATATCAGAATACGAATCTACAGAACAGAATGCTCCAGTAGAATGTCCGAAATAATCCCATACGACCAGCAAATCACCAGATGGTGGGGTCGCAGATGGTTTACGAACTATACGAGCAATATCATAGTAGTTGTCTCTTTGTCCATTATCAAAATCATAACTAGTTGTAACTAGAGTGCTACCAGCGGTAATAGTTCCAACTGTAGCAGTAGCACCAGATTCAAAACCAGTAACAGTTTCTCCAACAGAGAAGTCTGTAGTTCCAATAAGAGCATATGCAAATGGATTTGTTTCATTAATAAGAATACCACGAGCACCAGATGTGCCACCAGTGATAACCTCACCCCTTACTGGTGTTCCTACAATAGAAGAACCTACATCAAATTCTGGAAGAGTTGCCGCAGTTCCAGCAGTTCCAGAATCGTATATAGCCCAAACTCTGTAACCATCAGACTTACCTAAAGATATGTCTTTATGAATAGAAGATGTTCCATATACTGCACCATCACTATCATTAATTACATGAACAAGTTGAGCTCTTGATCTAGTTTTAGTAACCTCATTTGTATTTGTTTTTAGAATAGTTGCAGTTATCTTAACTACTGCACCATCTCCAAAGATTGCAGAACTGGTCAGTGTTGCGTTTGCAGTATTAACACCAGTGATTGTTAGGTCTTCTATATCAACCATATCACCAGCAGCAGCAGAACCAGCAGTTCCAGCAGTAAGGACTGTTACAACATAATTACTATTTGTTTTTGCGAGGAATGTTCCATTGGTGTCTGCACCAATAGCAACTTCACCAGAAGAGTTTGAAGTAGAAATAAATTGTTCTTTTACATAAACGTCTGTGTCTGAAACGAAACTATTTGATTCTGTTTTAAGTGTCTTAATAGTTTCTTTCTGCAACTTACGAAGAAGAATATTTTTATCTTGATCGGTAAGTTTTGCCCTCTTTCGAATGATGTTCGCAGATGTAACATTATCTGTAGAAGGAGCCGCAGTGAAAGAAATTGCAGTGCTGGTAACAGCATCAACAACTCTTTCTTCTGTTGTTCCATCACCAACAGGAATGTCTAGAATATCACCAACCTTTACCTCACTGGTATCATAACCAGAAATACCAATCAAGTTATCAGTTCCAGTTGTCTCTGTTCTGTATGTTCCAGAAAGAGTAACCTCAGTTTCTAATTTGACATCAGCAGTAAAGTTTGGAGTTGCAGTTCCATAATTTTCTGCCATGAATAGTTGTTTAACATTCTCAAAAGCAAATGTTTCAACGGAAGAAACAGTTAGTTCCGTAGAACCACTATCAACTATATTTGAATTTGTAGCAGAAGTTTTAAATTTGTTTGCAGAAGAAATAGTTCCCACAACAGATGTCAAGTAAAGAGTTGTTCCACTTGAGTCTGAGGCAGCAAAACCATAGTTACCAGTAGGAAGACCAGTATTGACATCAATCTCATCAATTCTTTCTCCACCAACAATTGCTGGAGAAGGTGTTCCACTAAGTGTTATCTTGTTAAACATTCTAATGTCAAACAAGTAAACTTTATATTCAGAGTTTGTAGCAAAAACACCACTTGAAGAAGAGCCACTCACAAATTCAATAGAGCGTCCTCTTGCATAACCAATGATATTTCCAGATGCAGAACCACGACTTGAAGTCTTTGTGTCATAGAGTTCAATCTTATCAAACGCAACAGAAGAATCATCTGTTGTAAGTTGTGGAGAGAAGTCTGGAATAGTATTAAGATTTGTTGCAACAACAAAGTTACCAACTTCAATAGCAGTATTTGTTTCTTCAACAGTTGCAACCTCTCTAGGTTTTGCAATGTCTACATATCTTGGTGAAATGATGTCAACCTCATAACCACGAACATAAGCCTCGCCAGGAGATACTTGTAGGGTTAAAAGGTTATCTGATGGAGTGTTACCACTATCAGTTGTCTGAGATGATGTATATACTCCATCGTTGAAACCATTATCTAGTGTCTCACGAATGTCATAGTCAAAGTCTTCTAGTGTATAGTCACCAGACTCTTCATATGTTCTACGAGCAAGAGTTTGTTCCAGAATAGAATATTCTGTATTTCTTGCATGAGTTTCTAGAACACCATCTTTAACTCGCATAAGTTCTACGAAGTTATCATCATTAACATCATCTAAAGTTTTCTTAGATAGCGTTAGTGTAATCTTTAGTCGATGAGCACCTTTTGCATTTTCGTTTGAAGTCCCTTGTGCATTATCCAAAAGAGAAGTATCTTCTTCTGGTGTTTCAAGAGTTTCAGAAATATCCAAACCAATTCTATAAGTTGGAGTTGAACCATACTTGTCTAGTAGAATTCTTTGTTCTGCAACACGAACAAAATGTCCACGAACAAAGTAGACACCTTCTTGAATGTTTGCAGTCGAACCAATAGCAGTAGCATCAGATGTTAATAGAACAGCAGATTCAACATCAACCCCAAATGCACCAACAGCAGCATCAGCAGAAATAAGTTCACCATTTTGAAACTGTTCTACATCCTTTTCTGTTCCAGCATCAATATACTTTACATATAGAGTGATAGGATCGGTTGTAGTTGCTGCAACAGCAGAGATAACTTTTGCCTGAATACCAGTTTCAGAACCAGTAATAACTGTTCCAACATAATCGTCAATGTAACCAGAAATATCAGATGCATTATAATTGGACTGTAGTTTTACAGCATAAAATTCATTGTCAAAACCAGAGGCGCCTGGGATAACCACAGAGCCTTCTTTGAACATATGTCTACCAAGTCTATCAATCTGACTTTGAAGAATAGTTTGTAATTGAGTTAGTTCTCTCGCCTGAACTGCAAAGCCAGGACGGAACAAAACTCTCTGAAACTGTTTTTCCTCATTAAAGTCATCATAATAAGGATTAACATTGAGATTCGTTTTTTCCATGTTTTAGAATTCCACTACGATTTTAATATCTTCTGTTTGGTCAGTTGCCCTAGAAATTGGGCGTCTGTTTTCAATATATATGATGTTTCCAGAATTTGATTCTAGTTCTGGACTTGCGTATCCACTTGCAAAAGTAATAGAACCATTTGATAATACAACAGTTGGACTAGAACTTGTGTCTGGAGTAGCAACAGCACCAGAGGATGCACCTGTTACAGCATTATTACCAGAGAAAGCAATATACTTATCTCCAACACTTCCATACTCATTCCATCTCTCTTGTAGATAATACAAAATGTTATTTGTTGCATCCCACTCAACAACTCTGCCAACGGCACCAGTTGAAGATTGTGTAATCTTTTCATCAATTTCAAAGTCTGTGCCAGGAGCAGAGGCAAACTTAATTGCGTAACTCTGTCTAACTGTAGACGCAGAAGCAACTGTTGTTGTTCCTACATTATAAGGATCGATTAATAGTCCAACTTCTCTGAAGTCATTAGCAGCAGTAATATCACTGCCCTCATCAGCTTCAAGTTTAGCATTAACCATGACATAGTGACCACCAAGTTCGGCAGGAGCATTAAATCCATGTCCA